GATTCGTGAAATTTAAAGCAAGAAAAAATTAAAATAAGATACAGTAGGGCACTGTAAAAAGTACTTTTGTTTTTAAACATATTAGTAAAGGGATAAATCAAAGCATGTTTGGTAAGTGAACAAATTATCATAATATTGAAAATCATGACAATTGTAGCCGTGTGAAAGAAATAAATTTACAAAATAATTGTAAAAGTCCGGTCCATAAAAATATGCGAATTGACAAAATGAATCTGCTATTGCTTGATGACTTTCTTCGATGGTTATTACTTTTGATTCAGTATAAAAAGCTATCATACACATCATAGATTCCATGTTTAATAAAGGCACAAATTTCCCCCGCAATAAAGAAGAGGCTATCGAGCGCTTTAAAAATGTTAAATATAAAATGTGTTGTGTTTTTACTACTTCATCGCCTTTCTTGTCAGATTGCATGAACATTCCAAATTTTTCAGCTTCAAGAGCTATAGTAACACTGTTGTAAAAATTAGCAATTTCTGTACTTACTGATATTACTGCATCATCACCGTACAAATACATGGCACTGTGACAATTCAAATAACGCAATGAAGCGTATCGAACTGGCGCAAGTGTCAAATATATATAAAAGTGAATAATAGCATTATTTATCGTATTTACTATTGTTGTTAATAACCAACCAGATGCCAATCCAGTTATTATTAAAAGCAATAAATTGCCAACCTTAGTGTATCTAAACATTCCTTCCGCGAAAAAAAGAGTTCTATCACGTGATCTGCCATCCTTAACATTCCGATCATACCAAGCATTTATTATTCTACAAGTAGCGAACATAAAAGATGATAATTCAGTACAATCAAAATGTTTCCAGTCTGAAAAAAGACCATTGTCGCCGATTGAAATGAGATGTTTTACCATTTCATGCCATTCTTCTGATTCAGGATTCATTCCTACAGCAGAAAAAAATTTGCAATGATTTTTGTGGAAAAAATCCATAAATGTTGCAAACAATTTCCGACCATGGATGACCTGTTCGATAGGGCCAATTTCAAATAAACGAGTGTCTTTACCAGGTTTTAACAATTCATCTTTACAACATGATGTCCAAATTGTAAAAGGAATTGCGTTATTTTCGTAACACTTTTCTCGATATTCTAAAACTGATAATAGATCTTCGTCAATTATTTTGTAATTGCCATCAGTGTTGTCAACTAATTTTCGTTTGTCTAAATTCAAATCGACCCATGGATAGCCTGGTGAAGTTGTTAAATTAATACCAGCCAAATCGTTATATGAACTAATACTAGAATTGTAGTCTGATCTTATATCTAAATTATCTAACGGTAATTTGTTTAAAATAGATATTATATGATTTTCTACTCTTCTTAATATTGAACGTTTGACTGTGTAAACGTCACGAGAAAATTT